TTACTTGTGTCATTCCTACAACACCAGAAATAACAACAGTATCACCATTAGAGAAACCATGAGCTGTTGCTGTAACAACACCTGGGTTTGCTTTTGTAATTGCTGTGATTGTTTTATTAGCTTCTAAGATTGCACCACTGTCTTTATAGAAACGAATGTAATCATCTCCAAATTCTAAAATGTAAGTTTGTGTTGTTGAAAATTCAAAAGGTATTAATCTTGTAAATGCTGATGATGTTTTAACTTCGGCTACAAATGTTGTACCTGGTCTTCTAGCTGCAGAACCATGAGGATAAACAATCATGTTCTGTAAAGTCTTACAACCAGATGCGTATTTGGCTAGATCGTTTCTACCATCTAAACGTGGTGATAATTCTCCACCTGTAAAGTTTGTTAATTGAACAGCAACTCTAGCCATGGTTTTTAAAACCTAGAGTTGATAAACGTATTTGAATCTACTACAGATGCCATACCCATTTCTTGATCTGTATTATATCCTTCTGTTGAATCTACGAATCTAGCATCTTTTAATTTCTCTTGATATAAAGCATACATATTTTGTGCTACTGGATTAGATGATGTTACTGCATAAGCAATATCAGCAGCTAGTGCAGAACTTAATACTTCTCTAAGTAATTCATCATATTCATTAGGATCTTCAACTCTTGATATATATAATATTTTCATAGAAGTAGAATGAGATAAAATCTTTCTACCCTCTACAACATGATCAGATTCATAATCTAAAATTTTAATTAATCTTAAGCAATCTGATGGTAGTGTAAATTGTTTGGTAAATCCCCAAGCTGGTGCTGCTGTATCAGCTGGTAGTTGAGCTCGTTTTAATAAACAGTTCCAAGGATGATGTCTAAATACTGCATCTCTTACATTCAAATATCTAGCATTGCAAAGTCTTGCATTTTTAGAATCCTCTGTAAGTGTTAAGATTGTAGATGCACCTAATTGATTTAAAGCACCATTGCATATTTCTACTATACTTGCCATATTAGTCTTTCTTTACTACAATATTGTATTTTTGCCAAATCTCTTCTTGAGATAAACCTGTTTCATCTTGTTTTTGTTTATTTCTTGAATTAATCTTATTTTGTTTAATAATCTCAACTAATGCGTATCTATAAACATCACTAGATCCATTCCATTCAAAGTGTAATAGATGTTTAGGTTCTGCATAGATTTCTAATAATCTTGGATCAAAATCACTTAGAGTCATTTTTAATAATGTACTTTCTTCTTAATTGTCTTGGTTTAACTTTAGCAAAGATCTCAGCTTCTGTAAGTTCTAAATCTTTATCAAAACCATGATGTGCAGTTGATGTATGTTTAAATCTATCAACTAGAACATAGCGATAGATATAATCTTTATTTTGTAAATGTAAAATGGTTTTTATTTCGTTGGTTTTTTTCATTAGACATAGTGGGGATTTTACTCCCCACTATTAATTAGTTATTAACTATTTCTAGTTAACTGTGTACTCTATAATAAAACTTAGATCACCAGCAGTATCACCAGCCGCAGGAAAAGAAATTCCTACGAAGTAAGTCAAAGCAGGATCAGACGAAAGTCCAGCATCTTGCCAAACTTTTTGTCCCATTTTATTTATATCTCTATTTTCAAATGCAACTTCAGTTCCTGTTTTTACAGCACCTCTTAAGTCTGTAATTGCAGAAGCGTAAGCGTCAGCATCTACCACAGCTAAAGCTGTAGTATATAAACCAACATCAGCAGTGATTACTGTGCTTGAATCTAAATCATCATTATATATTTTAATTGATGAAATAGAAGCATTGCTTGGTATTGGTGCTAACATAACTGTGTCTGAAGCACTTAAATCGCCAGCAGCTAAAGCTATTGTTCCTTGTGCAATCCTTTTTACGCCATGTAATTCTTCGGCAGGATTTAACACTTGAGGAACAGCAACAAAATTAGCTACTAGACTTGTATTTACGTTTGCCATATTTTTATTCTCCTATTGTTAGTATTATTCGTCGCAAGCTATTTCGACAACTTTTTCTTCTTCCATACGAGTAGCACCAATGCTCATAGCGTAATAAACTTGAGTGCTGTACGATTTGTCAGCTCTCTCGTCAATTCTAGCTAGAACATCTTGACCAACCGCTAATTTAATAGCGTCTGATGTGAATGCGTAACATAGTCTGTCGTCAGCGTTAGTTGCGTCAAATGGTAATCTATTGCTAACAATAAATTTAAAACCTAAGAAAGAGTCTATTTGACCCTGTGCTAGTGCTTTAACTGTATTGAAATCGCTAGATGTGATTTGAGTTGTTCCTAATAGATTGCTAATTTGTCTTGGTCCACAAAGGAAGAATCTAGGTAAACTAGGATCAACATCTGCTAAGTCCAATATTTTTTTAGCTTCTAAAAGTTTAGTTATAGTTAAACCATCAGTTTGTTGTGCACTGTATGGTTTCTGTCCAGATGGAAGTGATACAGAAGTAGAACCTGTTTCACCAGTGTATGAAGTACCACCTAAAGCAGCGATTACTACATCATCCATAGCTCTTCCCATAGCAGCAGCCGCAGCTTTTGCATAAGAAGAAGTTGGATCAATTAATAATCTAACTTTGTCTGCATTGTCTATTAGATCAGCCCACTCGTAATCTGCAAGACTTACTCGTCTTCTTGAGTGTGGTGTATCTAATTGTGGAGTATCAGCGTGTCTAGATGTTCTTAATTGAGCAGTTGTTTTACCAACTTGATCAAAGAACGCATTCTTTCCTACTACTGACTCAACATCCACAACTCCTCTTAGTAATGATCCCATTTGCTGAGATAACATTTGTACGTTTGAACTGTACTGCTGTACAAAAGCAGTTGTTATTTGATTTGACATAGTGTCATTTCCTTTTGTTAAGTTAAGTTTAAGTTTATTTCAGAAAGTTCCCCATCATTGATAGGCTATCTTGCATTTAACGACTGTTAGTCGGTTGTCTTTCCAACAGGCAACGTAAGGTTCTAATAGAATTGTCTTACAATTTCTAAGAAGATTTAATTAAAAATCTCCCTAGAAATCGCAATACATTAATTTTGAATTGATTGCAATAAGATTATTGAGATAGCTTTTATTGCAAGCAATAAATTAATAGCCTATTGGCTAAGCATTTCTCTTAATGCAAGCACCTGATTTACTACTTTATTATGACTTGGATGATTCTTGTTCCAATATGGACCATTTTTATCAGTAGTTAGATCGTCAATTTCTTTTTCTACATCTCTACCTTGAAGAATATTTTCGGCTTCTGTACCGATAATTTTATCTTCAGATAAGAGATTAGCAATATTAGCAAATGCTTTAATAATCTTTGGATTATCACCTAATCTAGATCCATCTCTTAATTGAGTATCAAGAAGTTCTGGTTCTAAATAAGTTTGAGCAACATTTGCAGCTTTTCTCAAGTTGTCATCGTATGCTCTTCCCCATTCTGATCTTAAAGCATTAGTAGCTTCAGCTTGTGCAGTTTCCATATTCACTGACATTTCTTTTGCTGAGCCTTCTAATGTTGATTTATAAAACTCTAATATGCCTTGAGCTTGTTTATTATTTAAACCTAGCTTGTGAGCATTTTGTGCGAATCCTTTGATTACTTTTTCATCAACAGGAGCAACATCAGTTTTAAATTCTAATTTATAATTATCAGCAGTTTCTGGTCTGCCTAATTTATTATAAACTTCATTCCACTGTTCATCTGTAGCAGTCTTTCCTGGTAGAGGAATCTTATCAGTTCCAATCATAGATACTGCATTGATGTAGCTTTTAGCTAACGCATCTAATTCAGTAAATTTTTCTATGTTTGGATTTGATCTATACTCTTCAGAGATCGCTTCTTTCCAAGTCTTGCCAGAAGATGGTTGAGTTGGTTGTTGTGTTGAGCTTAGTATTGGTTGTGATGTTTCCTGTGTACTTTGTGTTGTTGCACTTGTAACAGGCTGAGTTCCCTCAGTTGTCTGTACTTGTTCTAACATTTTATTTTCCTTTTAGTTTATCATTTAGCAGCATGTTTTTAATAAATAGAAGAACGCTGCGTTGTCCCTCCATATATGCACTTTCATGGCTATCACCTCTTATGTTGGTGGTAACATTATAGTGGCATCTCTTTTCTAAATCTGCCATGACAATCTTGCCATCATCAGATTCAAAAACCATTTTATAATATTCTTTTAATTTATTTATTTGTTCTTCCATTTATTTTCCTTTCGTTTGTTATTCTTGTGGTGCTACTAAAGCTCTAGCCTCCTCAGGTAATGCCTTGGCAAGTGGTGCTACAGCTCCACCAGCTTGTGCAATTTGTTGCATTTGTTGCATTTGCATTTGTTGATCTTGTTGTTGTTGTTTCTGTTGTCTAATCGCATTAACTTCTGCTTTAGAGTTTAATACTTTAGCAGGAACTCCAACAATATCAGCTAAGTGTGTTACTAAATTATCAATATTGATATGATCAAATACTGGTGATACTTGTGCAAGTGATCCAAATATTTCTATAGCTCTCATAATAGATTGTAGTTCAGAAGATCTTTGTGCTTTAGCAAGTGGTGATACATATTCAATTTGAATATCTACACCTGATAAAAAATCTGGTGCTGGTTTAAATAATTTCTTTCTAAGTAATATTGCAAAAGTTCTATCAATTAATGGTCTTAATAATTCTGATTGTAATCTTCCTAGAACTGGACCAAGTAATCTCATCTTCTCTTCGTTACGTTGTACAACTTCTGTTGCAGTCATTTGTGGACCAGATTGCATCATTAATTGATTTACATAAAACGTATCTCTAATAGCATTTCTTCTTTGCTCTTCCATGTTTAAACCTAATGGATTATTTGCACCAATGTTTAATGGTTCAATTCTATCTCTAGTTCCTGCTCTGTAGAAATTTAAACCACCTGGTACTGTTCTTACTGGTAAAATAAATCCATCGTCAGGAACTAATAAAGGAGGATCAACTTGTTTTTGAGCTGCTTTGATTGTCGTCTTAGACATTTCATTTAACATCTTTACATCTGGCAATGCAGTCATTGCAGGTGATCTTCCATAAATTTCAAATGATGCTTTTAAATAACGTGGTACTACATAAGGGAACTCATTAAATCCTGATTGAGATATTTCGTGTTTGTTTTCTGGTTCAATATAACAAGATGCAAATGGCATATTCTTGTTATCTTTTTTTCTAGGATCGTAATTCTCTCTTGGATATACAACGTGAAGAATTGTAATTTCTTCATAAGGATCTTTTAATGCAATACCTCTAGTTGTTTTAGAAACATTCTTTTCGCCAAATTGCATTATACATGCACGAGCTGTTAATTTAAATTTTCTAAATACTGTATCTACTTTTCCTTTATTGTTTTCTGATATGTAAACTTCACCAATGTGTCTTGTAGAAAATCTAACAATATCTTCTTCATCATCTTCAATATACATTGCTGCTGTACCGAAAGTAATTAAATCGTGATATAGTTCAAATATTTCTTGTTGAAAATTAGATCTGTTAAATGCTTCATACATTTTCTCTGTTGAATCTTCTAACCATTCCTTTGCTGCATCTTCATCTATTAAATCTATATTTTTAAATTTTAATGAGAACCAAGGTGTTGCAGGGTTAGTAAGCATGCCATGTAGAGATGCTGATAATAATTCTACAGCATGTAATGGTGATGAATCAAATATTAATTCAGATCGTTTATCGCCTGGTGATCTTCTTTTAGTTACATCTGCTTTTCTTGGCATCATGTAATCTGATACTTCTTGCCAATGCGATTCCCACGTTTGACGTTGTGTTACTAATTTTCCAAATCTCTTTAAGAGATCTTTTACTAAATCGGTTTCACCCATTTATTATCCTAGTAATGTTGGTGTGCCTAAAGTTGCACCTTCTTGAACGCCTGCAGCTCCAGTTAATATAGTTGGAGATCTACCACGTCTTCTTCTTTTAATTCCTGAAGCATCCATATCTGTTGCAGCCGATTGTGATACTACTGCAGTTGTAGGTGCGGCAGCGACTGGTGCAGGTTGTGGTGCAGGAGCAGATGGTTTAGATTTAAAAGGATTTGGAATTGGTCCACCCATATTACATTCCTAACAAAGTTTTTTTCTCTGTCGTTGCTTCTTCAACTAATGGAGATGTTAATATTGTACTTGATCTACCTTTACGTTTTCTAATAATTTCATCTTGCTCAGCTTTTACTTTTGCCTTCTCTGCTTCCGACAGTTCTGCTTTTGGCGGTTCAGGTAAAGGTTGCACTGGTGGCAAACTTGGCATTTTTGGCGATAAGAATCCCATATATAAAAAATCCTATATTATTTTGTACTCACTATCTGCTACACTTTGCGGTGCAGATTGTCTAGTATTTATTTCTTGGATTCCAACAGCCAGATAACGCATAGCATCACAAGCGTGTGAACTCCAATCATGTACAGGCTTAGATCTAAACATTCTGTTTTTATCTATAAACTTCCTATGGTAGTGTCTTAACGCATCTATAAGTTTTTTGCAATGGTCTGTATCAATCCAACATCTAGGTAGTAACATAGTGGTTGCATGGATTCCATCTTCAAATGGAATCTTAGGAACTACTTTAAAATTTACACCTAATTGATAAGCAACCTCACGTCTTGTTTTACCATTACCAAAATCTGTAACTTCAATATCGTGTGGTGCAAAATGATCTTTATAAACATAATCTTTAGTTTGTAACATTTGAACATAATGCGGTAACCCTTGACCACGTTCTTCGTAGTAATCTATTATATTAATTGCTCTTCCCATTTGTTGAAAGAATATAACTGCTGAATGATCTGACACTCCTAGATCCCATGAAGTAGATACAGGTAGTGATGGATCATAAGGAACTCTTGTTAGCTGCCTAGCATCTTCTATCTTAGTTATAACATCTCCATAAACAGCACCTTCTATATTTGCAATCCAATCGCATTCAAATTCTTGTAGGTATTTCTTTTCACCCATTACTTTCTTTGCAGCTTCTAATTCTGATTGATCAACTATATTTGTTTGCGATGCTTTAGCTTTATAATGAAACCATTGCTTATCCCCTTGTGCGTGTTGGAATAATTCATAGAAGTTATTATTAGTACCTTGTGGTGTACCAATAAATACGCACCATCCTTTTCTATCTGATAATGCTGGTCTAATAATTTCTGTAAATAACTTACCTTGTACGTTTGCATACTCATCAATAACGCAACCATCTAAATAGATACCTCGTAATCCATCTGAGTTCTCTGAACCTAACAATGTTATTCTAGCTCCATTAGGAAGATCACAACGTAATTCTGTTTCATTGAATTTAACACCAGGTATTAATGATGTGTATTGTTTCATATAATCCCAAGCAATAGACTTAGCCTGTTTAAAAGTGGGTGCTATATAGGCGTATCTGGGTGCTTTGTTAGTAGAACGTAGTGCTGACATTAGTAGATGATTAATCATACATACTGTTTTGCCAAACCTTCTATGGCAGACTAATACTGACCAGCGATATTTCTTCATATTGAAATGAAGTTCAATTTGCTTTTCTCTTGGGTAGTATGGAATTTTGTATTGTATTGTACCGCTGTTAATTACTGTTTCAGTTATAGTAGTCATTAGTGAATCGCTTTAGATTGTTCATTGCTTATAATTGCATTCTCAATATTCAATAGCATCATTAACCAAGAACTAAATATTGCTGAGTGTTCTTTGTTTTGTAATCCTGTGAACTTAACTGTTATTGAATTATCTTTCTCAATATAAACAACTGCTTTTACGTTGGCTGTATAAAAGTCATTGTCATCATCATCTTGGTACATTGATCTGTTCATATACTATTAGTAGTATTTTAATATTATATTAAGGTTGGTCAGGCAAAGAAAAAAGGTGGTGGGTTGTTTGTGGATATACCCATTATGAGTTAGCGATTTTGTGTGTGGCGAAGATTCTGTGGTGAACTGACTGTGGCTCAAAGTGAGTTCTCTAGTCCCATGTATATATATATACTGATCGGCGGCTCAACTGTGGGTGGTATGGGGTATGTCGTTAGCAAAATATAGACAAGCTCTAGACTGATTAATAGTTTACACCAATAACTAATAACTTATCGCTGTAAATTTAATCACAACCAATACGATATAGTGTTGTATTAATATCACAGTGTTGCATATCCGACACAAATACGCACAATGTAAATCGATGCGATGTATTTATAAATAGGAACTTAATCGCATATATAATTAATTGATCTTAATAATTACCCACACAATCGCATGTTGTATAATCTTACATTGATCTAGTTTAATTCTTGTTTAATTCTTTTAATTCAATCTGCAATACTTGCTGTTGATAATCTGGTCCAATACTCCTGGACATTTCTTTTCTATTATTAATCTTTTCTATTTGTCTTATTTTTCTTTTTGGCAGCTCTAATTAATTTAATCGCATAAAATAACACTCTAAAAATAAAATATAATAAATTCAATAGCTTAATAATTTAACTAAAAATAATAGTTTACATTAATATTATTATACCCTAAAAGGTTATTAAACAAACAATGAAAGGTTAATACAATGACAAAGTTTAATACTCTAATAAAGTTTAAA